CGCACTGGCCGCGTAAGCGGTGCCGCTGCCATAAGGCAGCCCGTTCCTCCCGGGAATACCGCGGCCCGGGACTGAACGTCAGCTAGCGGTGAACGTGAATACGGATATGCCGTCGGCCGTATTCATGTACAAGACGGCTTACCGGGCAGGCAGCCTGTATGCCGGCGGCCTGCAAGGGAAATTTAAATGACATAATGCACCCGGAGAAAGCCGTATTGACGGATTTTCGGACAGGGGTTCGATTCCCCTCGCCTCCACCATCAAAGGTCACAATCGTGTCGATGTCAACTTTGTCATCGTACACGATTACTTTTTTTACGTATGCCTGGATGATGCGTTTTTGCTCTTCCGGGCTTTTGTTTTTTATATCAGCGTCTTTTTGAAGATACTTCCGTATCATATCTTCTGTAGGTGCATGCATTTGAGCCTGTAGTTTTGCTTCTTCTAACTTGATGGTGAGATTAACCTTTTTGGCTTCAATCTCATCCATTTTTTCTTTCATCGAGGGATGAAACATCCCGGCAGCAATGGCATTGACTATATTATTTATTTGCGTTTGAACACCAGCAAGTTGATCCGTGAATACTTTAATATCTCGACTGATTTCTGCGTTTTGAGAAGCTGCATATTCCGATATTTTTGCCACAAGCCTTTCAATGGCTTTCGGTGAAAATATATTCTTCTCAAGATGGTCAATAACAAGTCCTTCTACATAGTTTTTGTTTATCGCTTTCATATCACATGTTTTTGTTCTTTTCCTAGTGGAACACTCATAGCTCACGTACAGGCTTTTATTTCTGCCAGCAAACTTCCTTGTGCCAGTCATAGCACCGCCACACTTGCTGCAGTAAATTAGTCCTGATAAGAGGTATGTCTCTTTTGCTGAATTAGCACCTTTTTTGTTTTTGGCCATTCTTTTGTTCACCTTCTCCCACGTTTCATCATCAATGATCCTGGGCATGCCGCCCTCAATTTTTATTATTTCATCCTCGTTTTTGCTTTTGTGGTGGTTGCGCTTGCCGTTTTTCTTGCTGGCAGAGCGGTTGAATATATAAACCCCCCGATATTTCTCATTCTTTAGTATTTCGTGTATGCTGTTCTTCCCGAATGGTCGGCCTGTTTGTGTTCTATATCCCTCATTATTCAGGATATGTATAATGTCGCTATATCCTTTTCCGGAGGCGTACATCTCAAAAATCAGTCTTACTGCCCGGGCCTCATGTTCATTTATTACATATGTCTTATCACGAGCCACATCATACCCAAGCGGTGGCTTACCGCCGGTATGTTTACACTGTAGTGCCGTTTCTTTCATGCCCTTCATGACCTCCCGTGCAAGGTTTCGGCTGTAATATTCGGCCATACCCTCAAGGACGGATTCTAGGATTATTGATTCTGGGCTGTCGTCTAAGTTTTCAAGGACGGATACAAGGCGGATGCAGTTCTTTTTGAGCTGGCGCTTATAAAATGCACTGTCATACCGGTCCCGGCTGAAACGGTCCAGTTTGTGAACGATAACAGCAGAAAACAGACCTATTGTGCTATCCTGTATCATTTGCAGGAAGCCAGGTCTGTCATCGGTTGTTGCACTCCGGGCCTCATCAGTGTATATCTTAACAAGCTGTATTCTATTTCTTTCGCAATATTCGCGGATGGCCCTGAGTTGAGCCTCGATGCTTTCTTCGCGTTGGTTGTCTGAAGAATACCTTGCGTATGCTGCTGCTTTCATTTTTTCAACCTTTCTGAAACAGGAGAGGTAATAAATACAACCATGGTTTTTCCGTCATTATATCTATTCCTCAGCAAGTTCTATAATTATTTGTCCACTCCCAAAAACCGTAGGGTCAATTTCAAGTTCCAATACCGTTGCGTCTTCCGGAACTTCAAATACAAGTTCACCCCGGAGCTTCCGGCCTGCGGATATTTCTCCATCAACCGCGCCTTTTGTTTCAGGACCAAAAGTAACGCTGTAGTTGTACCCGTCAGAGTCTAATAATTTAAACATCATTAGCGAACTTACAGTCTCGGATTTGTCACCAGCGTTTTCCACAGTTACATCAACAATGTGATAAATATGACCGTCTTTAGGTTTAATAAAATCCGATCCTTCATCTGTCCTAGTTGAATTTACGGTGAATATCAGGTTTCCAGCTTTTACGGAATCCCCAATTTTGTACGTTTCTGTTTTGGGCTGGGTTTCAGTTTCAGTTTGAGTCTTCTCTTGAGTTTCTCCACCGTCACTCTGCTGAGACGTGTTTGCGGTTCTGTCAGCCCCCTCCACCTTCTCCGGCTTCACATCATCACAGCCTGAGAACAAAAAGAATACGCAGGTCAAAATCAAGATTAAAATAAGGACTTTTTTCATATTGGATCCTCCTTACCATATTATGGTTTTATTCTATTATATTTATGTACTTTTGTAAACGCCCGGCGGGTCTAAGTAGACAACATACCGGCCGAACTCTTTATATTTTCCGTATATATTGTTATACGCTTTGAAAGCGTAGCGCAGAAATTCTTCCGTAACTCCTATGTAGTCGGCGGCCTCGGAACAGTTTTTACAGCCCGCTTCAAACGCCCGAACGATGCTGCTAAACGGCACAAGATACCTCACTGCCCAGCGTTTTGCTTTAACTTCTTGCTTTCTATTAGATGTGGTTTTCTGATCGAGAATGTTGCCATACGATGTGTAGTGGTGGCCGAGTTCTTCGGCAAGTATGCAGGTTTTCTCAGCTGTAGATGGAACGCTTTTGTTAAGAGCTATAACCCCATCACAGTAAAGCCCTTTTGTTTTTCCTTGCAGTGACCACGAAATTACTTCTAAACCTTCCTCTTCAGCCTCTTTTAAAAGTTGTTCAAACATAAGCAAACCTCACAAAAAAACAAAAACCTAAATTGTTATAATATATAATTATTTTTTTCCTGCCCAAAATTGATGACCACACTTTAAACAGGTTACTCTAACCTTTTTAGCTCCAATATTTCCTGCTACTAATCCTAATGGGTGAATTGATGCTCCAATTATTGCTTTTCCTATACCGAATCCCTTCTTATGAGCAGTTAGGTTTGTAGAGTAACATTTCGGACAATAGGCTATACCTTCCTTGTCCATCTGTTTGATACGTTCTTTGAGTGCTTGGCGCTCTTCTTCCTGTTTCCGAGCTTGTTCTTTGACGCTTTCCCAGAAACCTTTTTTCGGAGGGCTATATTTTTTATATGCTTCATCTATTATGGTTTTTGCTTGGTTTAGGCTAAGTCCTGTGGTAATGCTTCTAAGATATTTTATTGCACTTATTCTATCTCGGCCATATGTTTCAACAATGTTTTTTAAATCCACTTCGGTTCCGTTAATATTCTCTGTACTTACTGACGTGTTATCAGTATATGTATCATTAGTCTTTTCTCTTGGAGCGCCGCAATTTGAGCAGAAATTACCAGTTATTTCATGACCGCAGTTTGAACAAAACATATAAACACACCACCTTTAAGAAATAATAATAACAACTACTATAATAATTAATGCAATCATGCCTAACAAAGCAATTATTGTACCACATCCGCAGCCTTTTGGCTGTGCTGCTTGTTTCCGAGGTGTCCTCAGTTCTCTTTCTAATTCTTCTATCTCTTTATCCAAGTCAATATATAATCCCATAGCATGCCTACAGCCTTCATGAAAGAGGCCTGCTTTTCTTGCTTCTTCCAGCGTAGGGTATCCTTTTGTTCTTCCTGTGATGCTTAAGATTTTTCCCTGCCAAGGCTTGCATAATGGGCAATCGGTTTTGTGAGTAGATATTTTTACAAGGTCACGCCCCAATTCTTTAGCTCTCTGGGTAACTGAGAAAATATGCGGCTCTATATTTGAAGGTTTAGTATTTTTTGTGTTAGACATTCAATCACCCATAACTTCATTCATTTTTCTTACGCTGCTGTCGCTTCATTCTCACAAACTCTTTAAATCTTTCTATTTCCGCCAATTCTTCCTCAGTCCATTCTTCGCTGTCATGGTGAGCGGCGATGGTTTCGACGGGGGTACGGAGGTTGGTTTTCCCCAGCAAAAAATCTGTTGAGACTTTAAAGGCTTCAGATAAACGAATCAACGTTTCATAATCAGGCTGTCGTTTGCCTGACTCATAAAAAGAAACAGTTGATTCTCCGATTGATAACAATTTTGCTACCTCAGCTTGAGTTAACCCTTTTTCTTTTCTAATTTGTCTCAACCTTTCGCCAAAATTCATAATTATCACCACCTATTTAATATTATACCTTGCAAATAGCAAAGTTCAAAGAAAGAAAATAAAACTTTGCAAAAACGAAATTTATACTTGACATACTGCAAAGTTATGTTTATAATTTAATTAGAACTTGGCATTATGCAAAGAAGAAACGGAGGTGATTGCATGAACAAACTAAAACAATTTCGCGAAGAAGCTGGTCTAACACAGAAACAAATTGCTGAAAAACTTGGGGTTTCCGAGAGTTATTATTGCCAGCTTGAAAACAACAAAAGAAGAATGCCTTTGCAGTTAGCATTGGACGTTTCAGCTATTCTTAAGAAAACGCCGAATGATATTTTTTTGCCGAACGACTTTGCGAAATGCCAAAAAGATTACAAAGCTAAAGATGTAAACCAATAATTTTTTAGGTAGGTGAACATTTTGAAACAGAAAACCTTTGAATACGGAAACCATTACATTAGGTATGAATGCGTGCAACGCCGGATACCATGTTGAGTTTTATACAGCAGTGAATCTGGCGACCGAGCTGACCGAAGCGGCTCAGAACAAGCGCTTGTCAAAGGTTGATAAGGCTTTGTCCAAAGCGGATCTACTGATCATTGATGAGCTTTCATACCTGACATTTAACCGCTACCAGTCGGAAATGCTGTTTCAGGTGATCTCAGAACGGTCTGAGCGGGCAAGTGTTATTATTACTACCAATCTTGAATTTTCTGAGTGGACTCAGATTTTTGAAAATGAAATGATGCTGGCTGCCTTGATTGACCGGGTGACTTTTCACTCACATATCCTCGACATGAACACGGGTGAAGGTGAGCTGTCTTACCGGCTCTCCTCAGCACTGTCAGTCAGCAAGCAAAAGAATGAGGGTTCTGACGTGTGAGCTTGCCATCCGCCGACACTTTACCACAGGCTAAAGCCTGCGCTTCGCGCCGCTTGGGCGGTGGAAAAGTCTCGGCGTCTTACAAGCTAGCACATCAGGGGTGGCTCACTTTTTTCTTAGCACAAATGGCTCACTTTTTTCTTAGCACAAATGGCT